CTATATAGCATGTCAGCTCACCTTCAACAACCTTATGCGTGACAATGTTTCTCAAATTGCCAGTATCCACTGGGCATAAAGCCTTGGCGTATCTCTCAGCAACAAGCCCGCACTCTTCGAGTGCCTTAAGTGCCTGTTGCTTAAGTGCGCCCTTTGCTTCGTCAATATTATCGACTTTGATCTCAAACGTTGCCGCCACTAATAAACAGCTCCATCCTTATACTTAGCAATATAAGGCTTATTCTTTTCTATGCACTTTTTGATCTTCTGCTTAATTTCTTCGTCCGGTGTTCCCATAAATGCCATTATAGGAAAGTTTTCCTTGAATTTTTCAGCGTACTCATTTAATAATTCATCCATCTTTTACCCTCATTTTAACAACTCGACAAGCATTTCATTATATACCTTGTAAGACTCCGGGAGATACTTCTGAATTGTAGCCAATGACTGCGGATTTGTGAAAGTCGCGCTCGTCATTTCTGCGAAAGCTTCGGTCCCCAGGTTTTCAGGCTGGTTCCAGTAAGACTTTCCGTGACCATAACCACAAGTTATTTTTCCCTTTGTTGCGCCCTCCAGCATATCTGAAAGATCTGCTCTCTCTATGCCAGGAAGCGCTCTTATCTCTTTTTCTATCTGCTTATAAGCATGAGATTTCGTGTACTTTGGTTGCGCATAACTCATCCATTTTCCATTGTCCTTGAAGTAATCATAGTTATATTGACTAACGAAGCCATTATTTAGCAACCAGTCAGGATTGTCCTTATTTAATTTATAATCTGCCTTAAGCTGCTTGTCAACTGCACTGACCCAGTCATCAACTTCCTTCTTAATGGTCGAAGGGAACTTACCATTCTCGTATGTTGAAGAAAAGAAAAATCCGAAGGTGTTACCGTTTTTAGCAGCTAAGCCGTCAATCGCATGACCTGACTCGTGAAATGTGACCGCGTAGGGTGCTTCCCAGTCTGAGCCCCTCTGATCTGTTGCCTTATCGACATATATTGAACTAAGTCTACAATAAGCACCTTTTGTGTTAGTACTTCCGACTTTAATCGTGGACTCGTACTTTTCCCATACCTTCGCGAGATCGGAGTTATCACATTTGTCAATGAGGTCGTGCATACCATCATAAAAGTCACTTCCGAGCTTCTGAGCCATCAAAGAATTATAAGCTCTCAAAATATTAGCCTGGTTGACCGCATTTGATACCGGTGAAGTCTGCAGCTGACCTTTTACCCAGTCACTGAAAGACTGCGTCCCATTTTTGCCCTTATACGTGTATCCTGTGAGCGTTTTAGCTTTGCCGTTATCGTCATACTCACGATGACCGGTGACGCCCTTATAAGCCCTTGTCAGGCTTGTGCCCTGATTATACTTTGGCAGATATGCTGTCATTGTACACCTGCAATTATAAACTTCTGCGGGATCACCGCTCGGATCACCTGGATACATGAGACCATTTGAAAACTCGTCCTTGTTTTTCTGCTTTTCTCCGTCAAGATCTCTGTGGCTGTCTCTGGTCCGGCTGTCAAGAGTTGACATCCATTCTTTCTCTAACTCAATGCCCATGTCTTCCGCCCTGGAATAAGACTCCATGCGTCCGGAGTTCTGCGCGCTGGTCACACTTGTCCTGGCATTTCTTATAGCTGCGCTTTCATTTCTACCCATGACCTGAAGATAATTCTCCGCCAGCTGGTCGATTGACTTTCCCTGAAGTATTCCAGCAGTTAAAGCGCTATTTATCTGCTTTTCATTCCAATTATAGGACTTCATAGGATCCACATTTACCCATCTATGCTTGAAAGTAACGTGATTATCTTCCATGAGTAGGTTTTTGATTGTCATTTCATCAAATAACTGAAAATCTACTCCATACACACTGTTGATCCTATAAGCTTCATAGTTATAATTGAGAGCCCATATACCGGGAGTCGTGTCATTTATAAGGGCAGCAGCTACCAGGTTCGAGTCAACTACCCTGTTGCATAGCTTCTCTGACATGATACGATATCCCTCGCCGCGCTCGATCTGTGTCTTATACCAGGCATTGAACTCAGCCTTTGTATAAGCCCCCTTCTGATAAGCGTCATACTCCTGAAGATATCTCTCCCTCAGGCTCTTATGATGGATCTGTTTTCCATCTTTGAACTCATCATAACCATTTATATAGTTTTTCCAGGTCTGCTCCATTTCTGAAGCGGCCCTGGAATACTCTGTTTTGATTTGTGACTCGAGAAGTTGAAGCCTTTTCTCTGTCTCTTTATCCGAATAAGTCATTTACTTTTTGCCATTCCTTATTTTTGTAAGAGCTGCCTGGTACTTTGCTGAATAATCTTTTTGATTAGCTTCTCGACCTGCTTTTTTATTCGCCGTGCTCTCGGCTGTCGCGCTTTTCTTCATTGCACCGAATGACTCTTTTATTGAGCTGATCTGCGCACTTATGCTGTCCTTCATTGCTGCCTTTTGCTCTTTACTCATGCCCTTAAGCATATCTCTCAATGCTTTGACCTTCGCATTGCATTGATTAGTAAACTCTTCGCGCCTTGCCTTCGCTGTTGCGTTCTGCTTTTCTGTCAGATCTTTATTTTTTGCCTTCTTTTCTTCTGTGAGCTGAGCCTTAACATAAAAGGCCTGCTCTTTTTGCGATTTACTGAAGCCCTTTGTCGACGTTCTGCCTTTTAGCTTCTTATGTTGCTCATAATACTCGTGAGCTTTTACCGGATCATAATTTACCGCCATATTATCCCTCCAGTTCTGCAAGCAACTCGTCAAGCATTGCAAGGACCTCATCCTGCGCGTTTGCTTCATCCTCGCCAAGCTCTTCATCCATTCCCTCAGCTTCGTCCTCTTCAGCATTAAACTGCTGATAATCTTCTGAATCACGCTCTCCGATAATATCGTCAACCTCTTCAGGTGTTAAAAATGGCAAATGTCGGAGAACTGACTCGTCTGTCAGGTACTGCGAAGCTGATAATATCATTTGTGTCTGCTCATTCTGATTGATCATTCTATTCCAATTAAGCGTTGGTGTATCGTCTATCCCTGCAAGTGTAAGAATCTTCTGAACAAAATCAAGAACAAAATATTCAAAATCAGCGCATTTGTTATCCATAGACTGAAACGCCGCCTGTATTTCCTGCGTGGTCTTTGCGGCAGCAGATAGGGACTTGACGTCTACGCTCTGGAAGTCCTCATATATATCAGATCTTAAAATCTCAAGCATTGTGCGACGTGCTTCTGTTGGGACTTCTGCCTTGTGTGGTTCTGCACTTGCCCCCTCATCGCCATCCACGGCAGCAGCATGAACCGTTTTAAGTCTCTGAACAAACTTTGCCAGGTCAGGGTCATCCATACCACCGGCATTTTTAACCAGCCAAAAGAACCCGTCAAAATCATCAATATTATTAGCAAAGCCTGACTTGATAAGATCATAAGCGTCAAAACACTCTCTCATACCTTCAAGCTCCGACTCATGTGAATCGTTCGCATATAAGCAGACAATCGGCAGATCCGTGTAATTCTCTCCGATAACTTCCTGAACTCCGTCAGCAAGCGATCCCTTAACTATCTGCTTATAAGCCTGCTTTTCTTTCAATACAATCGGATCATCAGAATCAACCTGTCTGTATTCAGTAATGCCATCCGCTTCGTACAATGTAGCTCTAAAAATCAATTTATTATCAAGCCATCTAAACCAGAACCTTATTCCAGCCATTAGCTTCGAGTCTGTCTCTGAATATAGAGGACAAAATCCGGGCTGTGCTGGTGTGTCTGCATAACCGAAGATCTCCAGGTGATCCAAATTCCAGAATCCGAAGGCTTTTCCTGCAGACATTGCTCTTTTTGCTGCTGTCACTACCTGGAAGTCAAAATCCTCACCCAGTTTTTCCTTGTTTCCCTGCTCCTGCAGAATTATGCCATTTCCCAGGACATATTGAACCTGCTGCTGTACCAACCTTCTGAAGAATGTTGTTTTAAGCTTGTAATTTGCCCCGAAAATGTCCTCGACCTGCTTACCCGATAAAGTATAGAGAAACTTCTTAAAGTGCTCTATCGTGAGATTATGCTT